GCCAGACGACGATGACCGAAGCAGCGATTAAAATTGAGGGCGGCCGTGAGCTGCGGCGTGCGTTTCGTGAAGTCGACGACGACATGAGCGACCTCAAAGACCTGCACAAGCAGCTTGCCGATGACGTTGCCGGCACCGCCAAAACAAAAGTTCCGGTTAGGTCTGGCAATCTCAAACGCTCAGTTCGTGGCAGCGGCACAAAAACCGCTGCTCGAGTCCGAGCCGGCAACAACCGCAAAAGCGGCCCGTCATCGGTCCCATACGCTGCGCCGATTCACTTTGGCTGGTCACGCCGAGGCATACGGCCGCAGCCGTTCCTGTACGAAGCCCTCGACGACCGCCGCCAGCAAATCGTCAACCAATACAACGCCGAGGTCCGGTCTATCATCCGGCGAGCGTTCTAGGATTACGTTATGGCAGCAGGTTCGAGCGTCATCAACGTCGCAATTCTTGGCGATAGCAAGAAGTTTCGGAAGGCAGTCGACAAGGCCGACAGTCGCCTCAAAAAGTTCTCGAAAGCTGCAGCGATCGGCTTTGCTGGGGTCGCTGTCGCCGGCGCAAAAATGGCGTTCGATATTGGTCGCAGTATCGAAACGATGGAAAACAACATCATCGCCGGTACTGGCGCGTCAGGCGCAGCCCTAGACGGTCTCATCGACTCGGCCCGCCAAGTCGCCACCGAAGTGCCGCAATCGTTCGACGAGGTGTCACGAGCTCTCGCTGACGTCAACACAAACTTCGGCCTGACCGGCGCAGCCCTGCAAGAGCAAACCGAGCTGTTTTTGGACTTTGCGCGTGTTGCCGGCGTTGACGTCGCCGAGGCGATCACGATTGCCGACTCAGCGCTTACCCTGTTTGGCGAGAACGACGCCGACGAAGCCCTAGGCGACCTGCTGCGAGTTGCACAAGCAACCGGCCGGCCAATGGAACAATTGCTCGCCAGCATTGAAAAGTTCGGGCCCGTGTTCGCCAACATGGGATTCAGCCTCGAAGAAACAACTGCCCTGATGGGCGGCCTCGAGCAGGCCGGTATCGACGTCACTCGCATTTCGCCTGGCCTTAACAGGTTTAGCCGAGAGGTCGCTGCGGTCGGCGGCGATCCCCGCCAGGCTCTCGAACAGACCGTTGCAGCGATCCAGCAAGCCACAACCGACGTCGACGCCCTCAACATCGCCACCCAAGCGTTCGGTGCCGAAGGTGCGCAACGGCTATCCGCTGCAATCCGTGCCGGCGTGTTTGACTTACAGGACTTCAATGGGCTGCTAGGCGACGGCACCGGCCTCGTGGACGAACAAGGCGACGCCATGCTGACGCTCGGCGACCGGTTCGACATGCTCAAAAACCGGCTGGCCGTGAAACTCATGCCGGCGATCGAGACCCTGATTGAGTTCCTCGAGGATTTGTTTGACGCAATCAGCGAAGACGGCCTCAGTGGCGCTGTCGACATGATTCGAGAACGCTTTGACGGTTTCTTCGACACGGTCGCACAAAACAAAGGCATCGTTGCCTCCATGCTCGCAATCGTCGTCGCTCTAGGCGTCGCGTTCCTCGCTGTCGTGGCACCGGTTGCGCTCGCTGTCGCCGGCTTTGCTGCGCTGTTCGCTGCAGCCGTGTTTGCCTACCAAGAGCTCGAAATTGTGCGCGACACCGTTGAAACAGTCATCGACGCTGTAGGCAAGATCCCGACAATTTTTACCAAAGTCAAAGACGCCCTAGCCACAATTATTTCGGAAATGTTCTCCCCGTTTGGGGTAGCGTTTAGCGCTGCCATGACGGCAATTAGCGCTTTGTGGAACAGCACGATAGGCGGCTTCGGGTTTAGCGTGCCCGGCTGGCTTCCTGAAATCGGCGGTAAAGATTTTCGCATCCCAAAAATGCCAGCTATCGACGTCCCGTTCATGGCTGACGGCGGCATCGTCACAGGCCCGACGCTGGCAATGATCGGCGAAGCAGGAAGCGAAGCCGTCATACCCCTCGACCGGGCCGGCAGCTTCGGCGGCGGCGACATGACAGTAAACATCACGATGCCAGCCGGCAGCGACGGCGACGACGTCGTGCGAGCGCTGCAAAGCTACCAGCGCCGCCGTGGCACCCTGCCGGTGCAGAGCGGCACACGACGGTTCTGACATGGCCGTCACGACGACTTGGGCTGTAAAGATTGGCTACTACAACAACGGCACGACGTTTACAAAGACCGACCTGACAAGCCGCACGACCGGCCTGACAATCGACCAATTTACCAACCTAGGCATTGTCGGCACAGGCACAGCGGCTGTCACGTTTGACAACAATGACGGCGCAATGACGCCGTTGGCCGGCGGCACGTTCTCAAACACCGACTGGATGAAACACGCCCTCATGATTGAAGCCACGATTACGTCGCCTTCAGGCAGCGAAACCGTGCAAGTGTTCGGCGGCATCATTGACGACTTTGACCTGTATGACGACGGCGTCACTTCTACCGTCACCCTCGGCGCAATTGACGTCGTGCAGACCGCTGGCCGCCAGGTCGTTAATTTTGCGTACGGTTCGGTCGACTACAGCACCGCCCGCATTGCAACGCAGGCGTTGCTCGAACCGATATCAGCCGAAAACAACACAAAAATGCCGAATTGGGGCGAAACAGCTAAACCCGACGGCGTGCTAAACGTCACCAGCCTTTCGCCTGAAGGCCGGCCGGTACGACTCGACGCCGATGTTGCAGAAAGCGGGCCGGTTGGCGACTACATGGCAAACGCTGTCGCTACGTCCGGCCTGACTGCCCTCTGGCCCAACGCGCTTGACGCCACCACTGGACACGCCGAGCTTTACATCATCGAAAACGCTAAAAAAAACAACGTCAAGTCGTTTGTGTTTGCCGAATTACCGACAACTGGCGAGTTCCCGTTGCGTTCCCTTAAGCGCCAATACAACGTCGACCAGCTTACAAACGCTGTCCAAATCGCGCGCGTAGGTCAAACCGACACGCAAACAGCGACCGGCGATACCCTCGGCGTGTACGGCCCGAGGGTGCGCATTTACCAGTCAGGCGCAACAACTAACGCAAACGCCCTTGAAGACGGCGAGAACTGGGTCAAACGGTTTGAGTATTCCCGTTTCGCTGCTGAGCGCCTGGTGCTGACCGCCGCCATGATCGAACAAGACGTCGCAGACGCCGATTACGACGACTGGGCTAACCTCCTGAATCCCAAACACGGCATCTGGGCAGGTGCAAAGATTAACTACACGCCTGCTGGCATTGTTTCGGAACAGGTTGAGTACAGCGTCATTATCGGCCGCACTATCAAAGCATCGCCGTCCGACACAACCGTCACGCTTACGCTGCGGCCTTCAATTGACTACGGCACGTTTACCCTGGACAGCTCGTCGCTAGGTATTATCGGCCGCAACAGGCTTGGATAGGACCCAGACGCAATGACAAACCCTTTTCCCTTCACAGCGCTCAACATCCTTAACGCCAGCGACCTAAACGCTATTGGTGAAACTGAAACTGACTGGACGCCAACCTTCTCAACCGGCGTCACCGTCGGAAACGGGACTGCGTCTGGCTTTTATCAACGCGTAAACGACTTTGTCATCGTCCAAGGCAATTTTGTGCTCGGCAGCACGTCGGCGATCACAGGCGACGTGCGGGTCGACGTGCCAGTAAACGCGCTTAATACTTACGAGCTTGCTGTCGGCACAAAAGTTATGTTGGACGACGACTCGTTCAATCGGGAGTATCAAGGCGTTGGCTACGCGTTTTCATCGTCGAAGGTACGGCTGCGGGTACTTAAAAACGACACAGGAAACGATTGCGTTTTTGCTTCAGCCGTGAGCAGCAGCGTCCCGTTTACTTGGACTACTAACGACCGCCTCCAATGGACCTCTATCTACAGAGTGGGATCATGATCGACCTATCTGACGAACTTGACCCTGACGACGTTCCAGCCGACTGGTGGCTTGAGCGGATGCGGGCGCATCGTGACGAGTTGCTTGCACGCAGCGATTGGACGCAGGCCGCTGACGACCCAACCGGTAAGGCTGCTGCCTGGTCCACATATCGGCAGCAGTTGCGTGACGCTCCAGCTGACTGGACGCCTGGCCCGACCTGGCAACCGCCAGCCGCACCGTCGTAACTGTCAGCTATGCGCGCCGCCCTGCTGGCACGCCGCACGAGCCGAACCCTGCTCGCAGCCACCTACCTGCTTGCTTTCTTTGCACCTTCGCAAGCGCTCAGCGTTCCGGCGACCGTCGCCCTGTCAGCAGACACGCCATACGTCGACTACTTGGTGACGCTCGACGGCGAAACGCTGTTTTTGGTTACCGCCTCGTCAGGCCAAGACTGCGCCGGCTGGGACTTTGCCCAGCACGTCGACCCGTATCTGATCCTTTTTAGCGACACCGACGAGCTTGCCCGAGACGACGACGGCAACTTTAACGAGGTCGGCGAGTGTTACTCGGCGAAGCTGAACCTGACACCTGCCGCCGGCACCTACACGTTGCGCGTAACCTCATACC